CAGGCTCGCTGGTCTCTCCGCCGATCAGTGCGGTATCTCCAAGAGAAAACACATCTTCGACGATGCGCAGGCGGATCCCGTTGGCACGCCCATCACCATGATCGATCTCGACGACCCGGACCACCAGCCCATCCAGCCCCTTGCGGTCACTGTCGAGGACAATGACATCGCCGGGATCAAGATCTGCCCCGGCGCGCGACACGGTGATCTCGCCGGAAAGCAACGGGGCAGATAATCCGCGCAGGTCGCGTTCCGCCACACGCACGGCAAGGGATTCAAACCGGATGCCGGGGTAATCAACGGTCGTGCTGATCACCTGGCCCATCAGTTGTACCAGCGCCGTGTCAGTGACACTGACCGACCCGGTCTGATCGGTGCGGGCGTCGGAGAACTTCACCGTGACGCTGTTGATCTGATCGGCCGCCTCGCGCCGACCCAGTTCGCCCCAGTCGATGACGTTGCTCTCATCAAAAACCTGCAAGGTTGCGGGGTCGAAATCATCGCGGATCAGCCGCAGCTCCCAGCGACCGGACCGGCGGTCGACATAGAGATAAGCGTCGATGTGGCTGAGAATGTCGGAGATGAAATCCTCGATGGTGGCTTCGCGCTGCCAGAGCAGAGAAAGACCGAACCCCTCGGCGAACAGCGTATCGGCTGCGGACTCGAAACGTGGCCCGATATCTGCATTCCCATATCCCAGCCCCCAGGCGGAATTGGTCAGACATTCGCGAATGATGTGCGCCGGGTTCATATCCGGGCCACGACCGAAGGCGGCGCGTAATGAGGCCACCAACGCATCGGGATCGCCGGAGGGAACAACCGGCACGCCATCGCCCGGCGTGTTATCGAGTTGCGCCGTGGCGCTGATGTCCGACAGGGAGATATTGAAAGCAAAGACATCGACAGCTGAAATCCCGGCCAGTGTGGCTTTGGCCGTGTCCAGTGACGAGGCTGGAAAGGGTTCACCATCGGTGACGAAGATCAGGATCCGACGCTTTGTACCAGCGCCCGCGAAGAAGGCACTGGCCTGACTGACGGCGGCACCATAGTTGGTGCCAAAGCCTGTGGAGCTCGGGAGCGCATCGACCCATGCCTTCAACTCACCATAGGCCGTGACATCCGCATTGCGCCGGGTGATGCTGCCCGAAACAACCCCATTGTACGTTACGATCTCAACGTCATTGGGCGCGCTGGCGTTGTCACCGATCTCGGTAATCAGAGTCGAGACCGCCTCGAACTGCGCCGTCAGCCGTGAACCCTGCATCGAGTTGGAAGTATCCATGGCAATGTAGATCGCCGCATCACCGATGCGTGCCGCGGATATGATCTGGGCTTTCTCTGGATACCATTGTTCCGCCCCGTCCTCGGCCATCAGGACCCGGGTCAGCCGCACGGCCCAGGGTTTGAGATAGGGGTTCAGGCCGAGATACACCTGCCGCAGCACCAGCGAGCAGAGCCCACGATAGCCCGGCACATTCGCCCCGGCGCGGACCGCCAGATAGTCGTTCTGGCCCTGCGTGGGCTCCCCCATCAGCACATCGATGTCACCGACAATGCCACCTTCGCGGCTTTCACCGCCAAAGAGGTCCGGTTTGTTGATCCGGATCCGGTTGGTGACCGGAGTCTCAGCCTCGGGTTCCGACACGGGTACTTCAGTCGGATCGGCTGACGTGAAGGTAACGCTTTGCAGCGCGAAGGACACAGTTCGGGGTAAGACATGCAGGGTGGTCAAACCACCTTCGCCATCATTGGCAATTGCGTGAACGGTGATGGTCCGGCTGGTTCCGTCGGCCAACAGATCGAGGGTCAGGGCCTGGCCGATCGACAGCCCGGTTGGCGCTCCGGGGCCCTGGATGAACACATAGGCATAGGTACCCTTCTCGTCGGCGGGAAAGCCAGAGACGCTGTTGAAGGTCCCAAAGCTCTGAACCGCGCCAACACCGGTGCCAGCGACTGGCGCAGCGCCTTCGCCAATGGACCAGGCGACCTTGTCATCAACGAGGATTTCCCGGATGGCATCGACCGGGCCATGACAGAGCGCAAGATGCGCGCCAAGCGAGTATCGGTAGCCAACCGTCTGGGTACTTGAGGACCTGCTACCCATCGCAACTGTCCTGTCTTGCTACCCGGGCCCGGGCCAGAGCGACCACCCGCAATGCCAGTGCATCGCCTGTGGCTTCCAGCGTCTCTGCGTCAATGCCATTGGCCAGAAAACTCTGCCAGCTGAGGCCGTGCCGGGCAAGCCAGGGACGTGATCCCTGAAAACAGAGTTTCGCGGCGCGCAGGTCCTGAACCGTCACAATGGTTTTTGGCGCGGTCATTTTTTGCCTCCGGATTTGCGGATCGGATCAACCTTGAGATCGCCCGCCCAGACCACATTGGGCCCGCGCAGCAGCACGGTGCCAAACACAACCGGGATGGGGCGGCCTTCCTCGGCGGTCGGCAGGTTGAAATCATCGAGGCCAGCCGCCTTGGGCGGGGTGTTCTTCAGTTTTGGTGACAGCGCGTAGGAGATCGCCGTCAGCACCAGGCTGACGACAATCTGGACGATGAAGTTCCAGACCATGGGGGAAACCTTAGTTGCCTGCACCGCTAAGCGGCGCAGGTTGCGCAAGTCGCGCTAAATTATGCTGGAACCGCCAAAAGGATTGCGGCCTGGGATGTCGGGGAAGCCACCGAAGTTCAGCAGGTTGGAAAACTTGGCATTGCACGTATCGCGGCGCAGATCGCAGCCCGGGGCGATCTCAATGGCCGAGGTGATGCCCGGATCGTCAACCGCCACTTCCAGATCGGGCATGCGCCCCGCAAGCGTGAGGGTAGTGCCCGTGTGCCCTGTGATGAAACCGAGCAGCCCTGCATGGCGCAACACGCCACCGCGATACCAGCCATTTGGTTGTGCAGCGGCTTCAGGAACGGTGATCTGCAGGCCAGAGCGTGCAGTGGCCGTACCGATGACAAAGAACGTCTCGATGTCCAGCCGACAGCCCCCGGCATAAAGCGCGTGACGACACAGACGCTGGTATTTGGCCCGCACGCCCTCGCGACGCATTGCGGTGAATAGCGACTCGCAGCGCAGGATGATACGCGGACCTTCTGTGCGGGCCGACACAACCCGGCCTTTCCAATGCGCCACCACCTCCATCGGCACCTGCTCATGGCCGCGAAAGATCGTCAGTGTGGTGACCGCCCGGTTGCGTGGCCCAAGATAGCGGCGCGCAAACGGGTCGGAGATCGCAAAGGTGAGGCTGAGATCAACCCGGCGCGGATCGCTGCTCTGCACCACGGGGCCATGTGACAGCGCGGAAGCTGTCCAGATCAGGTCTTCGCTCTCGCCTGCTATCGCGCCTGCGGGCGAGGTCCAGTCTGCAGCCCGGCCGGTGAACCGCCAGAGCGCGGTCCCTTCGGCGAAAAGATACAGGAAATACGGGCGACCCTCGGCGGTCGAGGTCTCGAGTGTGTCGTAAGTCATGCTGGCACGGTGGTCATACCGGAACCTCAATCACCGTGGCGCTCATCCCGGTTCGCGTTGCGCTGTGCTCCAGTTCGATCCGGTCGGTGTCGAGACGCATCTTGGTCAGGAAATGCACAGGTGTTGCCGCCGGAATGTCAACACCAGTCGCTGCTATGCTGAGCCGGTGCCCGAGCGCGTCAAAACTGGCCGCCGTTACCGCTCGGAATATCCCGCCGGTTGGCAGATCAATCATGAGGTGACGGTCGATCCAGGTCGTCAGATCAATATCCGGAGCCACAATCAGGAAATCATCATCTGCCGCGGTGTCGGCCTGCAGCACCAGTTCGCGTCCCCATGTTGGCAGCCAGAAGGCCTGCTGTCGCCCGCGCAAGGAATGCAGCCAGCGCCGCCTGGACCAGGCATCATGTCGACCATAATCGGAAAACGTGATCGTCGAACGGCGCTGCAGATACGAACGGGTCGGCTCGATCACAACCGGCCCAAAGCCATTGTCGACCATCTCGACCGTCTGGCTGATTGTGTCGCGCAACGGCTGGCGCAGGACCGATGCGTCGATCAGCACGTCGCGCCCGAGATAGCTTGGCAGACCGGTGAAGGCCATTCGCAGAGAGGACAGCAGGGTGTCAGCGTCCCCCGGAGCAATGACTGGCACGCCGTCTCCCGGTGTATTATCCAACAGGGCCGTGGCACCGGTGTTCGCCAGCCCGATGTTGAATCCGAACACCTCCACGTCCGAAATTTCACCGAGTGTTGTTACCGCTGTGTCCACTGAGGAAGCCGGGTACGGCTCACCATCGGTGATGAACAAAATAACCCGTCGTTTGGCACCCGCACCTGCGAAGAATGTCGCGGCCTCACTCACCGCTGCACCGAAATCTGTCGCGCCTGCCATTACAACCGGAACCGACAACCATGTGGCCAGATCCGCAAAATCCCCGGCATCCGAATCGCGCTTGACCATCATGGACCCGACAGCTTCGTGCCAGGTCAGAATGCAGATGTCGTTCTTTGCGGTGGGTGGCACCGTCGATCCAAGATCGGCAATCAACGCCTGCACGGCGGCAATGGCTCCATTCATCGCAGCACCGGACATCGAGTATGAGGCATCGATGGCGAGGTAGATCGCCGCACCGGAAATCCCCGACATATCAGCGCTGTCGAGCAGCCGGAAACTCGCCGTGACAATGCCCTGGCCCTGACGGCGGCGTTCAATCTCCACCGAGGCAGTCAGCACCGCCCGGCGTGCCGGGGCCACGATTGCGTTGGTCAGGTTGACGCCGATGGGTTCCGAGAGTTCGAGGCGGTCAGAGAGCACGGCAGCAACCTGCAACAGGCGAGCCTCGCCTCCATCACTGGCCAGCGCGGCATATCCCGGGGAGCGGTAATCCGCATTGCGGGTGGCCATCGGAATTGTCGTGTCCGTTTCCAGCACGGTGATCTCCGGCGCAGTTGCCATGGACCAGAGCGGCACCAGCCAATCAGCGGTAAATCCCACGCGCGCCAGTTCCGCCGCCCGGGCCATCCCGTCTGCATCGAGCAGATGGCGGCAGGTCAATGTTTCGCGCGGAACGGGGCGCAGGGCGATGCGTTGCTCGCCCTCGCGACTGGCAAGAATGTCAGTGCGCCATTCCAGCACCTCACTGCTGGGTTGGCGGGCAGGGAATGGCCAGGGCCGCACCACGCGTTCGTGGTCAGGCATCCAGACCTCCCCGGTTACGGCGGATCACGTTGATGATAGCGCGCTCGCCCGCCGGTGTGGCGAGGTAATCTCCGACAATGCCGGGATCGAGAACATTGATGATCCGCGTTGCAGCTGGTTCGGCCTGCTGTGGATTGCCCGCATCTACACCCAGTCGGCCGCCCGGGCCGCGGCGCAGGGGTAGGATCGCTTCTGGCCCTGCCTCGCCCATCAGGCCAATGCCCTCGGAGAACGGAAACACCGTCGGTTGATTGACAACACCGCCGCGGGCGAAGGCAGTGATCTCACCGGCCTGAGCAAAAGCGCCGCCCTTTGCAAACAGCGGCATTGCGCCCCCACCGCCAAACAACCCGCCAATGGCCTTGGTGAGAAATCCGAAGATACCACCGCCAGTTCCACCGCCCATGCCGCCACCAAGGCCACCGCTCAGCGCTTTGAACAGCGCGTCTTCAATTGGCTTGAACGCGTTATCGATCAGCCGGTTTGCGAGGTTCTGCGCGATGCCGGAAACCGCGCCCGCAAAGCTCTGCCAACTGAGTTCCCCGGACTTCAACGCCTCTTTCAGCGGGCCGGTGATGTCGTCCGCCACGCCACGGGCGATCTCCTTCGTGCGCTCGATTGCCGATTTGGCCCCTTCCCAGGCCTGTTTGGCAACGTCTGCCGCATCCTTCAGCGCGGCACCAGCACCCCCGGCGGCAGAGGTCGTGTCATCAAGGGCGGGGGTTGTGCCGGTTTCCGTCAGGACAGTATTCAATTGATCTGCAGCAGCGGTCGCCGCATTGAGCGCATTTGCACCATCCTCGCCGCTTCCCCTGACCGCATCCTTCAGCGCCTGCCAGCTGGCCAGCGGGGCCGTGGCACCAGCAGCAAGTTCTGCAGATACGGCGCTATAAGCCTCAGCAGCGCTCCGCGCTTCGTCCGCAATACCGGTCAGGCCAAGATCTGGAACGGACAATGGATTATCCGCAAACGCCCGATCAAAAGCCTCTTTCGCCACCGTGCCAGCCTGCTCAGCCGCACCCGCGAACCGGTTCTCGATCTCACCAAGATCCAGATCGCCCAGGATGGTGATGCGGCGCTCTGATCCCAGTGCCTCCAGCCCGGTGTTGATGCCCTCGATGAAGCCATTGATCCGGGCGACCACGCCGTTCAGCATGCTCTCAACACCCTCAATCAGGCTGTTTGCCGCCTGAAACGCCAGATCACCAATCGCAGCTGGCAACAGGCCCCAGATCGCGGTGATCGCCTGATAGGCCCCCTCAAAGGTATTGGCCGCCGTGTTGCCAAACCCGACAACACTCTCGATTGCGCTTTGCATGCCGCTGGCGGCATCGGCCTTGATCCCGGCAAACATTGCCATGGCGGCAGCACCAGCCGATTCAGCAGCCAGCTTCAACCGGTCCCAGACTTCACTGACGACATCCTTCAATAAACCCATGGCGTTCCCAAAGCCGCCAGCCCCGGACACCAGCCTGGAGAACTGATGGACCAGCTCGCCTGCGCCAACGATCAGCGCCCCAATGCCGGTGCGGATCAGAGCACCACGCAGAACCACCAGCGTTGTGGCAAGGCCGCGTACCGACAGAGTCGCAGCAGCCAGACCGGCAACCCAGCGTCCTGCCAGCATTGCGGCAAAGGTGGCGGCATAGGTTGTCAGGCGACCCATATTGTCGAACAGCCCCTTGATGGCGATACCGATCGGGCCGGTGCTGCGCGCCATCGTCGCCATGGCATTGGCCACGGCTTCCAGCGCCGGGGCCGCGGCCACCGCCAGCTGGTTCGACACCCCGCGCCAGATCAGGCCAAGCCGCGAAATCGCATCATTGGTGCGCTCGATCTGGTCCGCGTCCTGTTCCGAGACAACGACACCGAAATCCCGTACGTCATTCGTGGCCTGGCGCAACGTGGCCGTATCAATGCGCGACATGGCGATGCTGCCTTCTTCGCCGAACAACTGCCCGGCAACGGCAGCGCGTTCGGCAACGGGGATGAAGCTTTCGATTGCCGCGTTGATTGCCCCAACCCGTTCATCCAGTGGCAGTGCCATCAGATCCTTGGCGGACAGGCCCAGTTGATCCAGTGCCTTTGCCGCCGGTCCAGTCCCGGCAGCGGCCTGGCTCAGCCGCCGGGTCAGATCCTTGGTGGCCTGTTCCACTCCGGAGATCGACACACCGGCCAGCTCGCCTGCACGCTCCAGCACCTGGATGGATGCCACC